CCAGAACGACCGGCGCAACGCCTTCTGCGCGGCCTCGTCCGGCCCGGCGAGCGCGTTGATGAAATCGTTGCAGAAGCCCGCACCGGACTTGATGACGTTGATGCCGGTCCACACACCCGCGCCGATGTACTTGTCCGGCAGCTTCTTGGATCCGCCGACGACCTCGCAGAGGATGCCGAAGCGCGTCTTGCCCTTGTTCTCTCCGGCCTTGTTGATCGTGCCCATGGTCATGCGCTTGACCTTGGCTTTGTAGATACCCTTGGGCACGACCTCGCTGGAGTATTCGTTCTTGGCGTCGACCAGATCGTCGACATCACCAATTCCGAACGGCTTCACTTTGGGCATTGCTGTTACTCCTCTTCCTTGTTGGCAGCGCGGGTGCGCCGGGTGCGCGTTGTCGGTCGGGTGCGCTTGGCAACCGGCTTGGAACGCTTGACTTCTGACTTCTTGGCCTCGATCTTCTGGCGGAGATCCTTGAGCGTGAGACCTTCGCTCTTGGGGTCTGTGACGTCCCGGATGTCGGTGTAGGGCAGTAGCGCCTTGGTGCGGTCCTTGCCCTTGACCATGCCGGTGTCACGCCATGTGATGCGACGAATCGGACGGGTCTTCGCCTTGCCGTCTTCGTCCTCGAACTTCTGCCGCTTCACCTGCATGCAACCGAACGAGGTCATCCACGACACAACCTGTTTGGCGTAGTTGTCCTTCTTGCCCTGGAGATCAGGCAGCAGGTACTCTTCGCCTTCTTCATCCTCCGCCACGCGGGCCAGCGCCGTGTACAAGACATTCACCGGCAAGGCGTTGTACGCCTTGATCATCCGCTTCACCATCTCGTAATACTTCTGCCAGTCCTGCAGCTGCGGGATGTCGGGGTCGCGCTGAGGATTCTCCTCGACCGCCGCGTCCAGAATCGATCGCATGGCCATCATCTGCATCTCGGTGAGCGAGTCGATCACAACCCAGTCATACGGGATCTCGTCCAGCTCGCTGAGATAGTCGAACGCGTCGACCAGATCGTCCCAGGTGTTGATGGGCCACTTGTGGGCTGTGCTACCGGCGAGAACCGCCGAGAGCAAGCCGTCCGAGTTGTCCTCCGGCGCAACGAAGAGAACGCGGTCATCTGTGCCGCACATCTGCGTCTTGCCCACGCCGGAATCTCCATAGACGAGGATGTTGACGTGGTCGTCATCATCGACGATGGAGATAATCTTGCTTTCTGTCATGTCACCACCTTTCTAAAATTGTTTACCTACAAGGGATTACGCTTCGAAGTCTCGGCGCTGTCTCCCCTCTCGCATACGGATGATGTAAGCCTCGATGTCGTCAATCTTGGCAACCAAGTTGTCGGCGTCACCTTTGGCGATACGGCCCAGGGCCTGCTGGCGGAGTACCCGCGCGCGAAGCGGCTTGAGCTCCTTGTTGAGGCCGTGGTCTTTCAGAGATCCGGCCATCCTATCCTCCTCACTTCACTCCAGTCTTTACCTTGTTGGCAACGCTGGTCTTTGAGTTCTCGGCGTCGTCACGATGGTCGGCCCAAGAGTCTTGGACATTGTAGGCCATCTGCTCGTAGTACTCTGTGTCTCCGCCAGACTCATCAAGCTCGCAGAGCTCGAAGTAATCGCAGAAGTTGCAGTCGTCCTGGGGCGTCTTGAGAATCGGAACCTTGCCGGCGCGCACAGCCTTCATCATCAAGGCCTCTTCGCCGATGCGCTGGATCTGTCGCCGGTTCTCGGCTGGGCTCTTGCGGATGTACTCGCGTAGGAAGTTCGGAGTGCCCTGGTCGGCCGACACATCCCCGAGAACCACCAAGTTGCGATCCTCGGCGATAGCCTGGAGCTCTTCGAGCTTCTTCTTCATCAGATCCTTGATGTCTGGGAAGGCCGGATTATCAACAACGAACGAAACCGACTCATCCAAAATCGCTGCAACGTAATGCTTCTTGATCGGCTTGTTGGTGGCCTCGCCATTCTCGTTGCGCGGGCGGGTGTCGGGCATCGCCTTCCGCATGAAGTCGAAAATGATCCCCTTGATCCGCTCCTTGGGGCCGATCAGACCCTGCTCGCGTAGCGTGTGTGTGCCGACGGCTACATAGCTTGCAGGCTGCTCGAGGAGAGGCAGATGGTGGGTATAGATGCGCGCGGCGGTCTTCGTGTCGTCCAGCCACACCTGGTCGCCCTTGACCTGATCGTGATCCCGCAAGACCAAGTCGATTGTGCCGACATACCGGACAACCGCCCTGGCGGGATTGGCAGGATGCGGGATGCGAACGTTGAAGCGCTGTTCTGCGGCGATAACTTCCCACGACGGGTCGGTACCGTACCGGGCGAGATGCGCGTCAATCATGGCGTGTGCCAGCTCGTTTGCGTCCACCCAATCGCGTTGGTACTCTTCGTCTACGAGTGACTGCGCCGCCACGCGAGCGAAGCTGTCCTTGGCGTACTCGTCCCAGGTCTCGTGCATGTCTCGGCCGCGCTCGAATCCCGGCACATACCACTCAGCCTTGCAGAGATGAATGCCGGTTCCGAACCACCGCGCGTCAGCACGCGGGTTGTTGGGGACGAGACCCCGATTGTAGGCCTGGTGCCACCGCCAAGGGCAGCGCTTGAAAGCCGATCGCTCTGACGTCCGCAGCAACGGAAGCGGTTGACGTACAACCACAGTCAGTACCTGCCGAGAACCGGGCCGAGACCTTGACGGCCAGAACCAGGAGACAGGGCTTCGACGGATTTGGCTTCTTGGCCGTCGATGACTTCCATGGCGCGGTTGACTCGGCGGACGATCTCGTCTACGTCTTGCAGCTCCGCGTCGATGGTGTCGAGGCGCTCCATGAGCCTGGCACGTTCGGCATGCAGGTAATTGCCGCGTTCGGTCTGTTCGCCCAAGGTCTGGTCGATGACCTTTCGCATCTTGTCGATCGGGTCAGGCGGCGCAACGGCGGCTGTGTTCTCTGTGGCGTAGTCGCCATCTCTGTAGTAGTCCATGCTCTTCTCCTTCTGCTGTTGCGCTGGGGATAGATCTTGGAGGAGAATCGGGTTTCCACGTCAGCCGGGGACGCCCTCGCCCGATTCTCCACCAAGACCCCGGAACCGAAGTTCCGGAGCCTCAGCGGGTCAGAACTCGTCGGACGCCGGAGCTGCCGCGCGACGGGTACGGCGCACCGGCTTCTTCGGTGCGGGCTTCTCGGCGGCGACCGCCTTCACCGGCGGCGGCTTCCGGGTCGAGGTCTTCTTGGCGGGAGCAGCGGCCTTCTTCTCGGCTGCGGCGGCGTCGGCTGCAGCCTTCTTCTCGGCCCGCTCCTTGGCCCGCTCCGTCTTGGCGGCCTCGTCGGCCTCCTTCTTCTCGGCGGCAGCGGCAAGACGCTTCTCGGCAGCGGCACGCCGGTTCTCGGCCTCCGCCTCACGCGCCTCGGCCTCGGCGACCCGCGCCTTCTGGCGAGCGTCGGACTTCTGGAACTCGGCGTGCGAGCTCAGCATTGCCCGGACGTGCGAGGGCTTGATATCGAGACCCTTGAACTTGGCGTTGAGGAATTCCGCCTCCTGGACAGCGCTCTCGCCGGGGTTGGTAAACGGATCGAAGCGCGGGCCGGAGGCCTTCTTCGCCGGGGCGGTTTCAGTGGTCGGCTGGGTCTTCGCTCGTGATGCCATTGCATTCTCTTTCTGTGAGTACAGCTAGGTTGTTGGTTGGTTTTGAAACGTTGGGTCGGAGCTTACGCCTATCTGGGGCGAATCGCTACTTTAGTGAACTTTTGTTGAGATTCGGCGATGGAGCTACGTTTCAGCCCTCCTTGCGGGTTGTGACGCTGATCTTGGAGACTCGCGCAACGCCGGTGTTCGGTCGTGGAACAGAGCGCCGTCGAGACGCGACAAGCTTAGCCTTTAGCTTGCGCTCGGCGGCTTCGATCTCTTCGAAGCGGAGTCGACGATCCAGCTCTTCCCGGAGGTCCTCGAGGCTCAGCCAGTTAATCGGATGCCAGAAACACCACCCCAAGGTGAGCCCGATCGCGACACCGAACCCTATGAAAAGGGCGGCTCCGAGGAAACTGATGATCACGGCTGCTCCTGGGTGACTGAGTAGGAAGGGAATTGAGTCTTGGCTTCGGGCGGGGGATCGGCGAGGAGGCTGGCTGCGACCGCGACGAGTATGGCCAGCCCCGCCAGGAGGAGTTCCTCCCGATACTTTTGGATCATCACAACTTCCAGTTTCCGTGATCACCGGCGTGAGCATGCGGAAGACCGCAGTAGGCATAGCTCGGGTCGTCGACATTACCGTCGAAGATATTGAAATTGCAATCGCCGTTCACTTTGGTTCTCCTCGGGTCTTGGAGGCTTGCTCCGTTTTGCGGTTACAAGGAGAACGGTACGGTATCAGCGCGCTTCGCGCTAGTTGTTTCCGGAAACATTTTCAGACTACGTCGCTGAGCAGGTTCAATGCAAAGTCAACGCCCCGCGCGCCGTCAAGAACAGCCTTGATATCCGTGTCCTTTTCGTGTGCAACGCGCGCTATCTTCTCCTCTACGCTGCCTTCGCTACGTAGGTTGTATATGGTCACCTGGTGCATGTTGGACAGCCGGTGGATCCGATCCTCGGCCTGCTCTTGATCGTCCCGGTTCCACATCTCGTCAACGGTGATCATTTCGTCGGCGTACTCGTCAAGGGTGATTGAGGCTCCGCCAGCGATCATGTTCAACAAGAGCACATGCGGGGTGTCGCCGCCTACCGGCACGGTTTGCCAGACGTCAGCTAGCTTCAGTCGCCGCTTGGCGGAGGTCTCGCCGGTGAGCTTGAATGTATCCACACCCAGTTTGTTGAGCTCTTCCTCAAAGACGTTGATCAGCTTGGTGAACTGGGAGGCGATGATGATCTTGGTGGTCGGCGCGAAGTCCTCTCCGGCGATACCGCGCTCTGTCAAGTGATCAACGATCCAGTCAAACTTGTTGCTAGGCAACGTCGGATAGAATGTGCGCTCGATGATTCGGCCGGCAGAGCAGGCGAACTGCTTCAGCCGAGTCAGCTCGGCGAGAACGCCGTTCGCCGTTAGCTCGCCGCCTTCTAGCTCAACGGTGGCCGACTTCTTCATCGCGCGATACTGCTTGAGCTGGTCGCCCTTCATCGGCAGCCAAACAGCAACCGGGCCAAGAGGTTTGCCGTCTTTGTCGGTTCCGTCAATTGGCGTGCCGCCGTATAGCTTTGGCGGAAGATCCGGGGCGATCTCGGCTTTGGTACGGCGGATCATGAACGCTTTCAGATCAGCGTAGTATGCGGCCTCATCTCGGATCTCGCCAACCTCTTGCCCGCCGAATCCCGACGGATCTGCAAAGATCACGAAATACTTCTCAGCCCAGCGCCAGAACGACCGGTACTTGTCAGGGTGCAGGAACTGTGAGGTGCCGTAGGCGTTCTCGAGCTTCCCGCGCCACGGTGTACCCGAGATCGCTACGCGGATACCATTCGGGCGTAATGGCAACAGCTCCATGCCGATACGCTGAGCAGACCACTTCTTCCGATTCTGCGTAGCCACAGCCAGAGTCTTGTGCGATTCGTCGGCAACGATTGCACCCCAGGAAAAGTCAAACAGCTCTGGCATAGCGTATGCGCCAGGCTTGAGAACCTTCTTGCCATTGACCTTGACGTAATTGCCGTACTTGTCCACCTCAGCATTCATCCGTACATAGCCAGGGGAGGTAACCAACCAGATCCGCTTGTCAGCGTACTTCCCCGCCTCAATTTCGCGTCGGATAAATTCAATGGAGTCCTTGCGGAGCTGCGGCTTCTGATCTCCGCCAATGCTCACGACGGTGTCGCCGGGGACCCAACGCTTCAACTCCTTGGGCCATGTGATCTCGGCTGCTGACTTGGGTGCGGCGACGACGATGATGGGTCCGGTTACACCGGCCTCAACGATGCCTGCGATGGTCTGTAACGTCTTGCCTGCGCCGGGTTG